AAGAATTAAATAATAATAACTTAGAAAATAATAATTTATTAAAAGAAAAATATAAAAAAGAAAAAACTAAAAATGAAGTTCAAGACTTTATCACTAACTTAGAAGCTGATGAAGATTATAAGGAGCTTTTATTTAAGTATGTAGAGTATAGAAAATCTATTAAAAAGCCGATAAAAACAATAGTTCCTATACAGAAAATAATTAAAGACTTTCCTGATTGGTTTAGCTTAGATGAAGCTATAAATATTGCTATGGAAAAGGAATGGCAAGGATTAGAGCCTGAATGGATAGCAAAATATAAGCAATCTAAGACTTGCAATAATTATGGCAATAAGATAGCTGAAAGTAAGGACACAAGTCAATTTTTAGTAGATGATGATTATATAGAGCAAATGAACAGGAGGTATGGTTTAAAAAATGACTAAGGAAGAATTTAATATCAGTTTTAAAAAATTTTTAGATTATTTTCCAGTTGGAGATATGACAAAAGAAAAAGCAAATATTTACTGTTTGGCATTAAGCAATTTAACAGCTGAACAATTAGACAATGCTTTTATTTCTATGGTTAGAAATAGAGTATATAAAAATTTTCCACAAGTTGCAGAGATAATTCAATATGCAACACATACAACAGAGAGTGAACTTGATGACAGAATAGTTTTGGCTAAACAAATGCTAAAAAATACTATTATCAGATATGGAAGTTATGGCAGTGTAGAGTTTACAGACAAAGGAATACATGCAGTTATAGATGCCTTAGATGGTTGGCAAAAAATGTGTTCAATGTCTTCTGATGAGTTGGAAAAATTTTTAACTTTTGAATTTGCTAAGATTTACAAAGCATACACTAGACATAATTACCCAGTAACACAATATTATATTGGAGTTCATGACGCAGAAAATGGAACGAATAATATAAATTTAATTGATTACTGTGATATGGGAAAAGGTTTAAATTCAACAGTCATAAATTACACTAATAGCAAAAAACTATTAGAGGATCAAGACAGAGAAATTAAAAGATTAAATGAAATAATAGAAAATCAAGGAGGAACAGATGGTAACTAATGAAATACAAATATTTAAAAATAATAAGTTTGGAGAAATTAGGACAATAATTGACAAGAATGGAAATCCATTTTTTTGTTTAAAAGATGTATGCGATATTTTAGAGATTGGAAATTCAAGAGATGTTAAAAAAAGATTAGATTTAGATGGTGTCGATACTATCGACATGGTAGTAAATTCAGGACTTGGGGAACAAAAAGTACAAATGACTTTTATAAATGAGTCAAATTTATATGATTGTATTTTTCAAAGTAGAAAAGAAGAAGCAAAGCCTTTTAGAAAATGGGTAACAAGTGAAATATTACCAAGTATAAGGAAAACTGGAATGTATTTAACTGATAACATCTATAATTTAATGATGAATAATCCTGAAAAAATTGGAGAAATGTTAATTGAATATGGAAAAACAAGAAAAGAAAATGAAAAATTAATATTAGAGAATAAAGAAAAAGATAAGCAAATAACAGAGCTAAAACCTGCAAAAGAGTATGTGGATAGAATTTTATCTACAGAAGATACTATGACAATAACTCAGATAGCAGCAGATTATGGTTTATCTGGACTTAGATTAAATCAAATATTACATCAAGAAAGATTTATTAGAAATGTTGGAGGACAATGGCTTTTATATACAGAACATATGAATAAAGGCTATACAAAGTCTGAGACAATAATTATTAAAAGAAAAGATGGAACAGAAAAAGTTGTACCTGCAACTAAATGGACACAAAAAGGAAGATTGAAAATACATAATATTTTAACAAGTCTTGGATATTTAGCTAATGTGGACAAAGAGAAGAAAATTTCTTAAAAAGTTGATGGAAGGTTGGGAGGAATAAAGAATGATATTTATAGCTGGAAATACTCCAAGTTCTAAAAATAGCAAAAGAATAATAAAAATTACTAGTAAAAAAACTGAGAAGAAAACAACAAGGTTGATAAATTCAGAAGTTACAGAAAAATATATTAAAAACTCAAAAGCAGATTGGATTTTAAATAAAAGAAATTTTGTAAAAATGTTGGTAGGTAAGGAAAAACCCTATAGAATAGAACTTTATTTTATTAGGGATAGCAGAAGAAAATTTGATTATATCAATGCTGCTCAAATAGTTTTTGACTTAATGCAAGAATATGGATACATAGAAAATGATGATAGTCAAAATATAATACCAGTTTTCAAAGGGTTTGAAGTTGATAAGGTTAGAGCAGGGGTAGAAATAGAGGTACTTTAATTTAAATGGGAGGATAATAGAAAAGATAAGGAGTGAAATTAAAATGACATTAGAACAAATAATAAAAAATTTAGAAAAGAAAGGATATATTGTAAAAATTATATTCCCAATACTACCAAACAGTTTTGAATTTAATGATAATTTTGAAAATTTAATCAATGATAATGGTTTCTGGTTGGAAGATATTAAATATCCAGAAGGAGAAGAACCAATAAGCTTTGGAGAAGATGTTGAAGATTTTGAGTTCACAACAGAAGATTTTAACAATATCAAATGGAATGGATATAATTGGTTGGTTGTTGTAGATAGAAAAACAGGAGAATATTCTGGAACTTCATATTTACAAGCATACAAAGATATATTTAATCTTAAAATGGAGGGGTAAAAAATGGAATCTAAAAAGAGACTGGGATGCAGATGTATAAGTGGTTCGGTATTCTATGGTAAAATTTTAAAAGATGGTTCAACTATATCTGAAAAAGCAGAAGATATTGAAGATAGCAACTTTGAAAGAACTATGCTTGAATATCTAAATGCTAAAATGGGAAAATTTAAGGGCGAACATTATGATATACCAATAACAGATAACAATAGACTTTATAGAATACATGTGGAAGTTATGGTTTTAGATAAAAACAAAGAAGGAAATAAGGAGTAGATAATGGCAACACAGGAGCAAAAAATAATTTTTAGGAAGATGGAAGACATCTTGTATAGCTATAATAAATATGTAAATAAAATAAAAAAAGACTTAGAATATTTTAATAATCCTATTTTACTAAAAAGCTATAATATAGAAAAAATTTCTGGAAGTGGTTTTATGGAAGTTAAATCAGATATGGAGAGAATAGAAGAATTGAAGGTAAGAATCTCTAATGATATTAGCAGGCATGAAGAAATATTATTTAGAATTGATAGTGCATTGGATATGATAAAAGACCACAAGGATTATTCTATTGTTGATATGAAGTATTTAAATAATATGAGTTATGAAGATATTTCAGAAAAATTAGGGGTATCACTTAAAACAGTTTATGGAATGAGGAATAGAATTTTAGGAGCCCTAGAAATACATTTTAAGTTACAAAGATTAATAGAGTTTTAAAAAAGGTAAAAACAGGGTAAAAAAGGGGTAAAAATAGGGTTATTGCCAGGTAAAAAATAATATGGTAATATGGTATCATATGAAAATAGTTTAGATGACTTGGCTATAAGAAGTTAATCCTTCTTGGCTATCTAGGGGTACGATAATTCCTCCCTTACTTAAATATAATGCAGTAGTTTAAGACTCTACTCTAAAAAAGTCTTGCCATAATAATGTCAACACTCTCACAGTACTTAGATGTGCAGGATACGTCCTATGTGGGAGTATTTTTATTTAGAGAGGTTTTTATGAAAACGTATAAAAAACATTTTGATATAGGTTTTAGAGATGGGCCAGTATTATTTGTACTAGGTAAATTATATATAGGAAGCTATATAGATACACATACAACCTTATTAAATAAAGTATTAGGGTTAAATTTAGAGTTTGAAACAGTTGAAGAAAGTTTAGATATAAACAGAAATTCAAAAGAAATAACAAGGTTTCAAGACATTGAAGAACAGGTTTTATTTGGAAACTTAGCACAAGGCACTATATACTGGGAACATTTTAGTAATAAGAAGTTATTGAAGAAAGTTGAGAAGTTAGAGCCTAATTATAGACACAAAATTTTAGCAGAAGTACAAAAGCGAGGATAATTGGAGGTGAAGTAGCATTGAAATTAAATGCAAGGCAAAAAGCTTTTTGTGAATATTATGTAGCTAGTGGAAATGCTACTGAGGCTGCAATAAAGGCTGGGTATAGCAAAAAGACAGCAAGAGTTATAGGGCAGGAAAACCTTACAAAACCTGCTCTAAAAAACTATATCGATGAAATGATACAAAAATTAGAATCTGAAAGAATAGCATCTGCAGAAGAAGTTTTGCAGAACTTAACTGCAATGATGAGAGGTGAAATACAAGAAGAAGTTGTAGTAGTAGAGGGAGAAGGAGATGGTTTTTCTTCTGCAAGAGTAATGAAAAAGCAAGTATCGGCTAAGGAAAGAATAAAAGCAGCAGAACTTTTAGGAAAGAGATATGCTTTATTCAGTGATAAAACTAAAATTGAAGGGGCTTTACCAGTTATGATTGTTGGTGAAGATGATTTAGATGAGTAAATTTATAAAAATAAGTTTGCCTCAAATCGTCGGAAAGGGTTATAAATCATTTTGGAAGTTCAAGGGTAGATATAAGGTAGTTAAAGGGTCGAGAGCCTCAAAAAAGAGCAAGACAACAGCTCTATGGATAATCTATAACATGATGAAATATAAGAATGCTAATACTCTTGTTGTGAGAAAAGTTTTTAGAACTTTGAAAGATAGTTGCTATTCAGATTTAAGATGGGCTATTAATAGATTTCAAGTTCAAGACTACTGGGAATTAAAAGAAAGTCCACTTGAAATGACATATAAACCAACTGGGCAAAAGATTTTGTTTAGAGGTTTTGATGATCCATTAAAAATTACATCAATTTCAGTTTCAGTCGGTAGTTTGTGCTGGTGTTGGGTTGAGGAATGCTATGAGTTGACAGATGAAACAGCCTTTAATATGCTTGATGAAAGTATTAGAGGGGTTGTAGAAGAACCATTATTCAAGCAGATTATTTTAACCTTTAACCCTTGGAATGAAAGACATTGGTTAAAGCCTAGATTTTTTGATAGAACTGCATCAAATATATTAGCACTTACAACTAATTACCTATGTAATGAGTGGTTAGATGATACCGATAAGAAATTATTTGAGGATATGAAAAAGAATAACCCCCGTAGATATCAAGTTGCTGGACTTGGTAATTGGGGTATAGTAGACGGACTTGTTTATGAAAATTGGCAAGAAATGGAATTTGATTGGAGAGAAATTTTAAATAAAAGGCAAAAAGCAAAAGCAGTATTTGGGTTAGATTTTGGATATACAAATGACCCTGCTGCTTTTTTTTGTGGAATATTAGATCAGGAACAAAAAGAAATTTATGTTTTTGATGAATTTTATAATACTAGAATGCACAATACTGATATTTTTAGGGAGATTGAAAGAATGGGTTTTAAAAAAGAGATTATAGTTGCAGATTGTCAAGAAGCTAAGAGCATAGACCATTTGAAAAGTTTAGGACTTTATAGAATAAAGGGTTCTAAAAAAGGGAAAGATAGTATTAATGCTGGAATACAGTTTATCCAAGACTTTAAAATTTTTATCCATCCTAGATGTGTAAATTTTTTAACAGAGATTTCTAACTATGCTTGGGATAAGGATAAATTTGGAAAAGCAGTAAACAAACCCATTGATGACTTCAATCACTTGATGGATGCTATGAGGTATGCACTGGAAGATTATATGAGAAATAGTGGAATTAGAACAATAGACAGAAATAGCCTTGGAATAAGATAGAAAGTAGGGCTAATGGATATACAAGAATTAAAAGAAGCACTTGAAGCATTTATAAAAGATGAGTTGCCAGAACTACAAAAAATGGAAGATTATTATAGTGGGAAACATAATATTTTAAATAAGAAAGATAGAAGTGATAAGAAAAAAGATACTAAGTTAATTAATAATTATCCTGAGTATATTACAACTATTGCAACAGCCTATTTCTTAGGTAAACCAATTTCTTATGCTTTGCAGGATGATAAATTAAAAAAGGATTTTGAAAAATTATCTGAATATTTAGCAACAGAGGAAGAGCAGCAAGAAAATTTTGAGCATGCTTCAAATTTGAGCGTGTTTGGAAAGTCTTATGAACTTTGGTATATGGATGTAGATAAGACTATTGGAAATATAGTTGTAGATCCAAGAGATTGTTTTATTTTAAGAGATGACACAGTAAAAAAAGAAATAATTGCAGCTGTTAGATGGGATAAAACTAAAAATAAAGAAGATAAATGGGTTTATAAATTAGAAGTTTATGATAGTACAAGTGTTACAACTTATGAATATATTAATGATAGTGATAAAAAAGAAGTTCCAACTGTAAAAGGAGAAACTAAACTACATGGTTTTAATCAAGTCCCAATTATTGAATTTTTAAACAATAAAAGGGCTAATGGAGATTTTAAAAATGTAATTTCTTTGATAGACGGCTACAATGAAGCAACTTCTACTGCTATTGACGATATGAAAGATTTTACAGATGCATACTTAGTTTTAGTTAATATGGGTGGAACTACTGATGAAGAATTAGAAAGAATGAATAAAAATAAGGTTATGCTTGTCAATGAGCAAGGTGACGCTAAGTGGCTTGTTAAACAAGTTAATGATGCTTATGCTCAAAACAATAAAAATAGATTGAACCAGGATATTCATAAGTTTTCTATGATACCAGATATGCAGGACAAGGAGTTCTCAGGAAACAGTTCAGGAGTTGCACTTGGATATAAGTTATTAGCACTAGAACAATTAGCAGCACAAAAAGAAATGTATTTTAAAAGGGCTATTAACCAAAGATTACAACTTATGATAGATTTCTATAATTTAAAAATTAGTCCAAAGGATATTCAAAAAGTTTTTACAAGAAATGTTCCAAAGAATTTGGTTGAAGCAGCAGATACAGCTCAAAAGTTACAAGGAATAGTATCACATGAAACTATCTTATCTACTTTGCCTTTCATAGAAGATGCAAAAGGAGAGTTAGAAAAAATAAAAGCGGAAGAAGATATTACAGCAGAAAAAGATATGAATACACCTCTTGGAGCTGGTGCTAATGGCTCAAAAGAATAGGGATTACTGGGAAGAAAGACAAGTTAAAAGAGAAGCTAAGGCGTTTTCTACTATACAAGATATTGAAAAAGAATATAAGATTGCACTTGAAAAGACTAAACAAAATATAAATAAAGAACTTAGTAGAATAGGTACAACTTATATGAAAGATAACAATTTAAGTTATCATGATGCTTTAAAACTTTTAAAAGGTGATGAATATAAGGTTTGGAAAAAAGATTTACATGATTATATGGCTGAATATAATAAACTTTTAAAAACTGCACCTTTGGAAGCTAAAAAACTTTATTTAGAGATTGAGACCTTAGCTGCTAGAAGTCGTATGAGTCATTTAGATAGTCTTAGGGCACAAGTAGATATGGAAATGGTAAAACTTATCTTTGGAGTTGAAGATAGTGCTAAGAATGCTTTAACATCAGTTTATAGTGATACTTTTATAGAAGTAACAGAAGATTTAGGTATTAATGCTATTGTAAGTAGAGATAAAATAAAAGCTGTTTTAGATAGACCTTGGAGTGGCTCAAACTTCTCTGAAAGGCTATGGAGCAATACAGATAAATTGGCTCAAACAGTGAAGCAAGAAATAGTAAATGGAATGATACAAGGTATCAATCTTCAAACCATGAATAAAAGAGTTTCTGAAAGATTTGAAACTGCTAAAAAAAATGATGTTGAAAGACTTTTAAGAACAGAAGTTAATTATACTTTAAATCAAGCTACACTAGATGGGTATAAAGAAGCTGGCATAGAAAAATATGAGTTTATAGCAGTTTTGGATAGTAGGACCAGCCAAATTTGTTCTGAGCTTCATGGAGAAATATTTGAAATTAAAAATGTTGCAGTAGGTCTTAATTATCCACCAATGCATCCACGATGCAGAAGTACAACAATACCGATTATTGACTATGAAAATTTAATCAAGCAAGGTAGAGAAGAAATTGGTGGAAAAGATATTGAAAGCAACGAGAAAGAAGCATTGACAAATAATGAAAATAAGAGTATAAATGAATTTAAAGAAGCAAGTTCAATAAAAGAAGCTAATGAATTTGCTGAAAAATTAGGACTAAGAGCCGATTATACAGGGATAGATATAAGATGTGCTAATGAATGGAATAAAGGTTTGTATGATATGAAAGAAAAATTCCCTGAAGTAGTTGAAAATATAAAATTTATAGGTTCTACTCAAATTAGAAATAAATTAATTCTTCAGGAAATTGAAAATGATTTAAGAAAAGCAGGATTTTCAAAAGAAGCTATTACAGATTCTTTAGAATATGCAAAAAGAGAGTATAAGATTATTATAAACAAAAATGCAATGGCAGTTTCATTATTCATAGATAAAGATAATAAAGATCCTGTAAATATGATAAAGGCAAAATATCAAGGAATAACTATGAATAGTTTACACTTTAAAAATTATGAAGAAGTAACAGAATCTCTTAAAATGCAAGTTAACGGAAAATGGCATCCTGTTGGTTGCGACACTGTAAAAGCTGTTCTTGATCATGAATTTGGACATCAGTTGGATAGTTTTTTAGGAATAAGAAATAAAAAAGAAATGATAGAAATATTAGAGGAAAATAAAAAAGAAAAAGGAAAATTTTTATCAGAATATTCTATTTTTAATAAATTAGATGAAATTAATATAAAAGAAACTATAGCTGAAGGATGGAGCGAATACTGTAATAATTCTAACCCAAGAGAATTATCTCAAAGAGTGGGTAAACTAATAGAAAGAGAATATAATATTTATAAAAAGGGAAGTGAGTAGATATGTTTGTAGATTTACCTAAAAAAATAATTGAAGCAAAAGAGAAAGGTTATATTAACAGCAGACTTGAAATAATAGTAGATACTCCACCTCAATGGGTTTTGGATGAATTGGATAAATTTTTTAAAGATTTTAAAGAAACTATGGAAAGTGAAGGTTATTTTAATAATTAGAATAAAAACTAAGAGCACTTAGCTAAAAACTAGGTGCTTTTTTTATTGTGAGAAAGGAGGTACTGTGAAGCATTTACTGACAATTATTCAAGCAGGATTAATATTAGGTAAAATATTTGGTTGGATAAATTATAAATGGGCTATTATTCTATTACCATTGATAATTTATTTTGGGATATTAATAATATCTTTTATCATTATTGGAATAATATCATTTGTTGAACATCTTAAATTGAATAAATTACTTAAAGAACTTAAAGTAAAAAAATAAGTTTGTCGTACTGAGGGACATTAAACATCTGGGAAAATAGTCATACAGGACTTTAAACAGGAGGATAAAATGGAAGAAACTATAAAAACATTTACTCAAGAAGAAGTAGATGAAATGATTAACAAAAGATTTGCGAGATTAAAAGCAGACTTTGAAAAAGAAAAAAAAGAACTTGAAAGAAAGCACAATGAGTCTATTGAAGATTATGAAGAAAGAATTAAAAATGCTAATCTTACTGCAGAAGAAAAGCACAAAAAAGAACTTGAAAAGATTCAAAAAGATTTAGATGCAAAGAATGCTGAACTTTCAAAAATAAAGACAGATGAAATTAAAAAAGCAACTCTTACTAAATATAAAATACCTGAAAAATTCTTAGATAGAATTTCTGGGGTTACTGAGGAAGAAATAGAAACATCTGTTAAAGGTTTTGCTGAAACAATGGGAGAATATGTAAAATCTCTTGGTGCTAGTGGAGTACCAGGAGCAATGAATGGTGGAAGTAATGGGGGAGCTGGTAAAAAGGCTCAATTAGAGGAATTAAAGAAAAAGGCTTTTGAAACTGGTTCTATTGAAGATAGAGCTAAATATACAAGAGCTAAGC